AATATCTTATATTTCAGAATATCAAGATCATTCATTCTTTTTTGTTCTTCTTCTGTGTAATGATGATAATCTCCAGTTTGTTCTGAAACTAGACATTTACGCAATCGAATATATGCCATGTCCCATTTCTCTACATCTGGTGTTTCCATTACGATTTCCAATTATTGAGAATCCAACTTGATGAATTCTTCTTGTCTTCTCCACCAACACCAAATGCAAATGTAAGATTTGGATCCTGAATATCCATCTCTGGAATATTTTCCTTTGTGCGATCTCCACCATTTGCAAAGATGATATTTGAATTAGGCCATGATTGTCGAACCTTTAGGATTGAATCCTTTGCACTTCCATCGGAATCATCAAACGAAAGAACATAAGAAACACCTTTGATATTTTCAACAATGGATGCTCTTTCATTCCAAGGAAGAAATGCCTTTCCTTTCTTGCGAATCAACCAATCATCGGAATTTACTCCAACGACCAAGATATCTCCAAGTTTTCGTGCTGCCTTGAAATATGAAACATGACCACTATGAATTGGATCAAATCCACCAGTAACAATAACAATATTATACATCAGATTCCTCCTCGGTGGTTTCTCCACCATAACTGAACTCATTATACACTGCCTTGTTCAGTTGTTCAAGTACATCCTTAGTGAAATACTTTTCAGGATTTTCATAGATGGTCTTTTCAAATACCTTTGAACCATCTGGAAGTTCGATGCGTGTAGAATTCTTCTTGAATACTCCAGAATTTACAGCAATATCGACTAGACCATAATATGGATCAAGTCCAGTTTCATAATTCAAGCGAAGATCGACCATGCTATTTTCCTTGGTGAATCGACCCTTGTAAAGTTTGCAATGAATGATATTACCAACGACTTCACCATCTGAATTCTTATCCTTTCGCTTGGAAAGATAAAGAATGGTCGATGCTGCATACTTAAGTCCCTGACCACCAGCAAGTTCTGCTGTTGGGAACATTCCCATTGATTGATAAGTATGATTTGTCATGAGAAGAGGAATCTTGGCAATACCAAGTTTCACAGTCAAGACTCGGAAAGTCGCCTTGATGATCTGTGCTCTTGTCATATCCTTCGTATCCTTGCCTTCAGCAGTATCAGTCATCTCCTTGGAGGTTGACAACATGCCAAGAGAATCAAGAACAATGAATGTTGGTTTTTGATCTTGCTTTGGAAGTGCAAGATACTTATCTACGATTGTGATCGCCTGATGACGGAATTCCTCAACCGTAGATACTGGAAACACTGCGATACGCTTTGGATCGATTCCACGATTCTTGAACATATCGGATGTGACTGCTTGCTCTGAATCAAAGTAAAGGACTACAGCATCGGGATTATCGCGTAGGAACTTGGAGACAATTCCAAGGGCGATATAAGTCTTGCCTGTTGAAGATTCTCCTGCAAGTGCTGTGATCTTATTGTTCGGCATACCATTATAGATGGATGCAGAAAGCAGACCATTCAGCATATAGCAACCAGTATCGACAAATCCAGCAACATCACTTCCCTCAAGACCATCGGAAACCAGTGATGCATATTTGTTTCCAGAATTCTTCACCATAGACGATAGAAAATCACTCATAATATTCCTTTCAACCAAATAGGTTTTCTAATGTATTTTTCTTTTCAGTTGACCAACCAATAGTATCTAGAATGGCGGTCAGGGGATCGATAAAAGATTTCTCGAATTGAGTTTTATAATCAATATATCCCTCAAGTTTAAATTCCTTCGGAAGAACATTTGGAAAAGAAATAACCTGATCTTCTCCAACAGATCCACCAAGAGGATTTGGTTTCTTGAGCATGAGAAATTTAATCTTATCTCCTTCAATAATCTTCTTGTATTTCTTTCCAATCTTGAACTTATCAAGATAATGATTATAGATCAAAGCACCCTTTACAGCAATCGGAGTTGACTTCTTATAGATCGTAGCACGATCAGTGTATTTTTCCATACCATTCACGCTACGAGGAAATGCAATATCCTCTGGAGGCAGTTCGTAGAATTCCTTACGGCACTTCTCGACAAAGTTAATCATATCCTGCTCAGTACCACTCATAGTGATATTGATGGCACTCTTGAGATGCTTACGAACAAACTCTGGAGTCGAGGAACGAGTCGTTTCAATTCCCATGATCTTGAGTTTTGGTTCTGCATATCGCACACCTTCTGAATCCCACACATTCAACATATATCGCTTCTTGGCAGTCCAGATTCCCTTGTCTGCAATAACCTCTCGACCCATCTGCATCTTATTCTCATAGGCATTCATGGTGAGTGCAAGTTCAGCAAACTTCTTCTCAATGAACGGAATAATTGCTTGTTCTGCTGACTTGTCCAAGAAGTCAACAACCGTCTTGGTTGCTGGACGAGAAACTGGTTTATTATCAAAAAGACCTGTGTTGGGGAACACCTTCAACACCAAATTATTGAGACAAAGATAAACGGAATCTGTGTCAGATGCGATCACATAATCCACATCGGTCGTACCAACGATCTTGTTGAGATACTTGTTGAGTTCCTGACCAATCCATTGAATGGACAATTGACCCGACAGAGTGATTGCCTCTGCGAGTTCAGTTGAATAATATCGGAAGTATTGGTTTCCGATTGCACCGTAAGCGGAGTTTAGCTGAATCTTGCGGACCAACTGAAAGTTATGATACTTTGCGATATCAAGTTCAGTTTGCTTCTTAAGAGCTAACAATTGGGCATCTGTGAATTTGGAGTAGTTCTTTTCCATTCTTCATCCTTTTTAATATCAAATGTAGAATTTGCATGAATTCTAATTTGATCACTTCTAAAATACATTATTTTACCACCATCACTTAAGATGACGGCAAAAATATCATTTTCCCAATTCCCACCATCTCGTACATAAAAAAGATAACCACCCCCGAGGGGGGTGGTCACTGGGATTGGATCACGAAATTCATGAATCATGCTATTATTATAGCAGAAATCAATGAAGTGTCAAGAGGTACTTGGTCTGATTAATTACACTGAGCATTTCGTCACGAATATTTAAAAGTTCTGTATCTTTATTTGAAAAATCATTGGGGAGTTGATTTACCAGATAATCTTCAAAATATTTTAGAACAGGCATCGGATGAGATGTTTCATACCCCTTTAGTTCAATGCTTCTGTGTTGCTCTGTATCTTTTCCATACTTTCCCATATAGGTTTCAACAAAGGTATCAATGAGAGGATCTAATCCCTCATATGCCTTTCCCAGTGCCTTATGTTCAGCATAAGATGGGGTTTGCCAATGATGAATACGGAGTTGATTCTGAAGGGTGAGTAATTTTGAAATACATTGCATAGTTGATCCTCTACGCTGTATTTATAATTTCTGTTTCCACACCCCGTCCACGATAAAGCCAAAGTCTGGAATATTATCCATGTTCTCCTCTGATATTTTAGTAACAGAGTAGGGTTTGGTTTTCTTGGTCGTCAGGAGGTCATTCAGGGCATCACATTCAGTGACCGCGTTAGTCTTCTTCTTAAAGACAAGAACGCCCCTACGGGGTTCTCCCGAGGGGTCTTTCATGTTATCGTAGACGAATTGATTCTTAGATGTGATTCCGTACATTATTTTTGCTCACTTGTAGTCTTTGTGACAATCCCACCCACGATTCTCCGCGTAACCCTTCGGATCAAAATGTGGAAAATAATGATTCCACCTGACGGTTCCTTTTATTTGGCATACTTCCCGTCTTGCCTCGTCCCTCTCCTTGCGGAGTCGTTCGATCTCGTCGGCGGCTTTGAGAAGATCAGCATTGACTATAAAGACAGGAGTTGTCGTATCTACCTGTGTATAGTAGCGCAACCGTGCCACAATATCATCGCTCATTTGTCATCATCTCCATTTGTTCTCTGTTCATAATACCAAAGGTGGGAATCGAACCCACATGCCGTTAGGCAACGGATTTTGAATCCGCCGCGTCTGCCAGTTCCGCCACTCTGGTGTAATAGGGATGGTGGGACTCGAACCCACACTGTAATCATTTTAAGTGATTCATCTCTGCCATTGGACTACATCCCCAAAATTACCCCGCCTAGATTCGAACTAGGAAAAAGAGAACCAAAATCTCCTGTGATACCGTTTCACCACGGGGTATTAAAACACATTACTTGCGAGTGCGTACATTGCAATACCACTCGCGGTTCCTACATTCAGACTCCTGACAGTTCCATATTGCTTAATATACAAGATGTGATCACAGATGTCAAGGATTTCTGTTGGTAGACCTACTTGTTCTTGACCGAATGCTAGAACATAATGCGTATTTGTGTTCCATTCAAAAGTATCAATCGCCGTAGCACCTGGAACATTATCTATGCCGATTACCTTTACTGTACCGTAGGTTTGACGAAGAACCTTGATTCTATCGTCCAGTTCAGGAAAGGTCTTGGTATGTAAAAAATTAGTATAATGATGAGTTCCAACAGTGCCACGGCGATCATACTGCTTTGATCCATAGAGGATCACTTGCTTCGCAAGGAACGCATTAGCATTACGAATGACTGTAGCAATGTTGAAATCATTGTAAAGATTGCTGCAAACAACGGTAAAATTATTCCGTTTTGCATCAAGATCCGCAATGATCGCTTCGTGCGTCCAGTAATGGTAGTGATCAATGATGTTCCTCGTTTCCATGATATTCATTCACCCAATTTATTGCCTGTGATCAATTCATAAACTTTAAAGCAAAACCAAGCAATAATGACCAAAAAGAAAAAAATAAAATATATTAAAACAAAAAATATCAGTTCTTTTAAATCTTTTATTAGTTTTTTCATCATGGTTTGTACTTACACAACATTATACCAGATCCATCGCCTTTGTCAAGTAGATAGTTCAAGTTTTCTTCGTCAGTCCAGCATCCACAATTTAAATAATGAATGCCATTTATCATCTTATCAGCGGGATCGTGAATATGACCACATATTACACCATCATATTGGTTCTGCTTGGCATATTCTGCAAGATGTTTTTCAAAACTACCAATGAACATGGATGCTTTTTTAAACTTTACCTTCACATACTTTGAAAGTGAAGAATATTGAAATCCCAGTTTCTTTCTTACCCAGTTATACCATTCATTTATTTCAATTAAAACATCATAACTATAATCACCTAGTTTTGAAACCAAAATTCCAAATTTAAACTTACAAATCAAATCAAATTGATGTCCATGTAATACAAGATACCTACGACCATCGGAAGCGATATAATCACATCTTTCGTGTAAATGAACTCCACCAAAAGACTTGGATTCAGAAAATCGATGCATGAATTCATCATGATTTCCCCAGATATAATGAACAGATCCTCTTTTACTACTTCTCTTTAAAATCTTACGAATACAATCAACATGATACGATTGTGTGGTGGCATCCATTCTAAATGCTTGCTGGAATCTCCATATGTCTATGATATCACCAACCAAATAGGTGTCGGTTGAGTTATCTTCCTTCAGGAATTCAAGAAGATGATGTGCTTTGCATTTATTGGATGCCAAATGAAGATCTGAAATGAAAAGTGTTGAGTTCATGAATCTCTCCACTTTATTTATTTGACTGCTCTGCGCTTGAGTTCTGCATTGATTTCTTCCAAATCTTTTTTGGATTCGATCATTTTATTCTTGAACATTTTACGATCTTTATACATCTTATCCATAAGTTCAGGAAGGAATCCGCGAATATCCTTGCGATAAGTTGTACCATTTGCTGCGGTGGATAGATCTTTATTCTTATTATCCTCAAGATTTTGCATTGTGACAATACCATTCTTGAGAATACCATCAGGAGAAACCACTCCACGCATTCCATCATCAGTAAGTGTTTCGGGAGAAATATTATACTGCATGATAAGATGCGGATATAGCGAATTCAAGTCGAAGGATACTACCCATTCATGCATACCGACAAGAGGTTCCTTGACATACGCACCAGCATACTGCTCGTCTTTTCGTCCCCTCTTCTTTGGAGGAATGACGATGTTATCCTTGCTCAAGTAATTGTAGATGATTACATCCCATGTGCGAACCTGAGAGAATACATCCTGGAAATTGACCCCTGCCGAATATGCAAGCGCAACAGAGAGTTCGATGAGTTTCAGTTTCTCTTCCAGTTTCTGAACGAGTTCGACATCTCGAATATTATACTGAATGAACTTCTGGAAATCCTTCTTGTAGAATTCAGTCAAACTCTCATATTCATCATACGCCAACTTGCGCTGACCAAGTTCCACATATGCGATATGATCAAGACGATATGACTCCTGATTGACATATGTGAATGTCTTGTAGAGTTCATAATAATCCAACATTGCAACACCGACGATATCGTACATCAGGTCTTCACGACCGTTGCGAGTAATGAACTTCTCCTTGAGAATACCCCA